GTTCCATCTTCGTGACTGAATGCCACCAATGAATTAGTACTCATAACAAATTATCTCCGTATTGGAGGTTCAAATTAAGGTTGTCTCTCAACCCTTCCCTTATAGTATAACAGACTGAGGCATCAATGTCAAATTATTTTCAGTACCTACGTCACTTTTTTTTGGTGCCGGGTTCCTTCTTCTTCCGGGGAGTTTTAGGTTTCTTGGTTGTTTTGGCAGGAGAACGAGGTTTCTTCTTACTTTTCTCAGCCGGAGGTTCTGGTTGTTCAACTGGTGCCTGTTCCACGGGTTCTGGTTGTTCGACTGGTGTTTGTTCCACGGATTCTGGTTGCTCTCTCATGTCAGCCCACCACTGCTTTATTTTTGTCAACCATTCATTTAGTATCATTTTTCTTCTTCTTTCTATTGAGTTTCCTCAAGTAAATATTACGTTTATCCTTCGCCGACTTCAATTTGAAGTTCGACAATTTATCTATGAATAACTCTCCATTCATATGTTCAATTTCATGTTGAAAAATCCTCGCAGACAAATCAACAAAATTACCTTGCTGTACTTCTCCATTTGATAATCGAAAACGTGCAGTAACACCATATGAACGTTTTATCGCAACCCACAAACCGGGAAATGATAAACAACCTTCCCTGATATATGTAGTTTCGTCACTCCAATCTCTTATCTCTGGATTGAATACTACCACTGGTGTTCGGTCCAATAACATAGCAAATGCTTTGACTGGAATTCCAATTTGATTGGCAGCCAAACCAAACCCCTCATAATGTATCATGTTCTCAATTAACTGTTTTTCTAATTTTTCTGAATCCACTTGAGGATTATCAAAATCAAATCTTTCAGACACTTCACGAAGAAATGGGTCTGTCTCTTTCACCAATTCACATACTAATTCACTCATCCGGCCTCTATTTTACTGAAATTTTTCTCTTTAACAAATTTAATAGTACTCATAAATTTATCATATAAGATTTCTCCCTTATGAGAAATCACGAACACATTTGTATCTGCATCAAGCGTATTGATAATCTTCAAAAAAGCATCAGTGCCTTCTGCATCCAGTGAAGAATCAAATACTTCATCCAGAATCAACAAATTTGTATTCACACTATTCTTGAGTTTAGCAATCTTGCGCCATGTGAATAGCAACGAAAGATCAATTCTCATTTTCTCGCCTTCGGAAAATGATGAATATGTAAACTCATCACGATACTGCGATTGTATCGTTTCATTAAAACTTTCATCAATCGTAAAATTGATTAAAAATTCCAATTCATTTAAATACTTATTAACATATTTATTGATAATTGGTACATATTGACGGATAATTTTTGTTTTTATTCCCGAATCTTTTAAGAGCTCATGAGCATAATTATACACTTGTTTCGTATTACACAATTCAGAATACTCTCTTTGTGATTCTTCCAAGAGGTCTTTCAATTCTTGCAATTCTTCCAATACCGAATTATCAAGTTCTTTCTTTTCTTTAAGGACATTAATTTCTAGCCGTGTCCGTTCTATATTCAAATCCAATGATTGTATAGATGATTCGACCCCAGCTAACTTATTGCTTCTATCTGCTATCCCCCGACTGATAATTTGAAATTCTGCTAACTTCTGTTCCAATCCATCAATCTCCAACAATATCTTTTCAATGCCCCCTTGTTTATCTACAACCCCCTCTGATATGTCGATAATTCGTTCTTTCTTAAACATATCATCTATGACCTGTTTACATGAAGGACACGTTGAATTTTTCTCGTAGAATTGGAGTTCCTTTTGTTCCTGTTTTAATTTAATTTCTATTTTATTCTGGAGATTATTATACTCGTAATTTTTATTCTTGATCGAATCTTCAAACAACATTTGGTTGCTCAATTCTTGTACTTCATTATGCAAGGTAGTTGATACTGCCCTAGCTGTTGCCTTATCACTTTCAAAATCTATAATAGTATCTTCTTTGTATTTAATATCAGATTCATTATTTTGTTTCAATCGTTCAACATAATCATTCTGTATTTTAATTTTATGATTATACAATCCCTTTTCTACTTCCAACGTTCCCATATCACTTTTTAATTCCGACCCCCTCTGTTTCAATATCGTATTCATAAAAGAAAAAATTTGAATATCTAAAAGGTCCTCAACTATTGCACGGCGGTCTGATAACTTCAACTGCATGAATGGTTCAAAGGTTGAGCTCCCAAGCAAAACAATTTGTGTGAATGATTTATAGTTTAACTTGAGAATTATTTTTTCTAAGTAATCCTGATAATCACGGACATTAGCAGTTTGATCTAATAATTTGCCATTCAATACAATTTCAAATATACTGGGTTTAATGCCCCTGCGAACAATATAATTTTTCTTACCAATAGTGAATTCTATTTCAACTAACAATCCTCTTTCATTGATAGCATTAACTAACTGCGGCTTGTTGATATTCCTAAAAGGTTTCCCAAACAATCCAAAAGTCAATCCATCTAAAATTGTCGATTTGCCTGAACCATTCTCGCCAATAATTAAAGTAGTCGGCGATTTGTCAAGATTAATCGTTGTTGGCGAATCCCCTGTTGATAGAAAGTTTCTCCATGATATAGATTTAAATTTTATCATTCAGTTTCATTTAATAATTGTGGGCGAGTATCCTGCTCAAACCGATATTCTCCTCTCGCAATTCCCTGCTTCAATACATCATTGATAAAAACATTTAGAGTTACATCTTTTTCGTGAGCAAGTAATGCAAGTTTGAGAACATCATTATCTGGAAGGTCGAACTGAACCTCTATAATTTTCTCTTCTTTTTCTTCTTCTCGATTGAACACATCGTTCCTTTCTATCAAACAGTTTCAAATGTCAAGGCCTCGTTATAAAGGTCTTGCATTAATTTATTCAATGGTATTTTATTCGGCACCGACAACCCATCGACACAATTCCGAATTACACTCATAGTATCTTCTATATCTGCGATATTCTCAATATCATCTCCAATGTCTTCGATATCAAATAGATTATCTACTATTGAAATATGCCCCACTCCAACATCAATCAATTTGTCCATCAAAGTTTCAAACAAATATGTATTGTTTTTATTCTGTATAATTATTTTAACATAACAATCTTCATAACGAGATAGCTCACCATAATCTACTTTCTCGTCATTGTAATATATTTTATGAAACATAGAATATGGATTCTCAATAAATTCTACTTCCATTGTTTCTGTATCGTAAATATGAAACCCTCTTTGGTCATTATAATCACTCCATGTGATTTCATATGGATTTCCCAAATAAGTAATATTTCCTGTCGTGGAACGATGATGATAATGTCCACTGAAAACTCGTTCAAATGCACTAAACAATTTTGGAGAATGGCCATCTATACTGAATGAACCTTTATGCTGTTCCATTCCCACTAAATGGAGATGCCCAAATGCAACCTTAGTCCGTGTTCTTTCTATTAGGTTTCTGGTTTCTACTTCATTATCATCGCATATCCAAGGAATAAAAACCACTTTATGTTCATCTGTCAGATTAACTTCACTTGGTGAATCATAGATTGTAACGTGTGGCATGCCATTGGTCAACTCTCTCATCGAATTAACAGAAAGTGTATTCTTATAATAAATGTCATGATTCCCAATTATAACTTTAATATCTCCGCCCATCTCTCCCAATGGATCGAAAAATATATCCTTCATCGTATTAAGTGTTTTGTAGTTGATAAATTTTCTTCTATCAACCACATCCCCCAAATGAATCACTGATTTAATATCTCTTTCCTTTAACGTAGGGAAAAATATATTTTGATAAAACTTACGAAAAAACTCTGAAAATAAGAGGCTGTCGCTACGGGAGCCGAAGTGGGTATCTGTAATCAGAGCGATTTTCATGCGGATGCTTGTAAGTAAAAAGTCAGGGGAGATAATGATATCACGGCTTCATCCTTTTTTGGTGCAGCAGCCTTTTTCTTTTTACGCTTCTTCTCTTCAAAAGCATGAATGAACTCATAAATGGATGCTCTTTTATCAATAGTTAGTGGTGTGGCACCAGCAGAGATTGTTCCTTTCTCATCAGTAGCCATGTTTCCCATCTCGGAATTATCTTCCAATGAACTAAATTCATCCATCGTTTTGTACTTAATGTACAATTGTTTCTTTTCTTTCTCAATTCTTCGTAAAAAAGCAAAATATATTATTTGAGTAAAATATGCAAATGGATTTGTTGATTTTTCTGGATTGAAATTACTTGCATACATTACACAATTTTCTATACCATCGCTCACCATTTCTTCTCGAAATGCATAGTTGATAAAATTTGGTCTATGCGATAATCGTTCTGCGATTTTGAGAAAGCACTCCCCGGCAAAATCTGGTATTTGAGGTGTTATTTCATCATTATCTTTTGCTTGAACATATTCTTCACGATACTTTGACATTATTTCTAAAAAATATACATTATCTACATAATGCTTTGTTTTCTTACGAGCCACGCGGACCATCCTTTCTTAATTGTTACTTTACTATAGTATTAGTATAACAGATCCCCGCACGAATGTCAAGTTTTTATCGCCTTGACATTGAATGTTTAATCTGTTATACTTAGTCTGTGACGAGTTAAATGAAGATTCTCTTACAGTCACTAGTTCATTATAATTCTTTAATTGGTACAATGTATATGTGATAAGGCAAATGTTCTGAATTATATATTTTAATACGTTCTATAAAATGATTCAGGGTATAATTATTATTATTATTATGTGTTAGATCATCAGCTATATCATATAATGTAGCAACCTCTTTAGTGTCGGTTTTTCGTAGTCCTCTACCTATCGACTGTAAATTTCTAATACGACTTTTAGAAGGTGAAGCGAAAACAATGTTATGAAGGTTCCTAATATTGATGCCGGTACTGTATACACCATAACTTGCACATATAACAGAATCTTGTTCCTGTTCCACAATGGCTCTGACGTGTTCTCTTGATACTGCATCTGTTCCCCCGTAAACAAAGAATATTTTTCTTGATTGCTTTAATTTTGATTTGAGCATACCGTGAAGTATGTTTCCATGTTTCTGCACCAGTTGAAAAAGTACTAGTGTATTGCCTTTAAGATCATTTACCAAATTACAAATATATTTGTTTCTATTGGGATGGCTAACTAAGTAATCAATTTCTTCATGATAAGACATCTTGGATACTATTATACTTGATTCTTTTGAATATTTCAAGACCAAGCATCGTATATCAATATCTGAAAGTGTCTTCTTTTTGATGAGTTCGCTGGTAGTTGCAACTTTATTAACAGGCCCGAACAAACCAGTTAATATTAAACGATGGACTTCAACTTCATCTAATGTACCAGTTGTGCCAATACGATAAGGAGCATTTTCCAAATTCTTCATAATGGCAGTCAATGACTTGGCCTTGTACAGATGAGCCTCATCTCCAATCACCACTTCAAAATCAGCAAAAAATGATTTATCTAGAGTATATAATGATTGCCAAGTTGAAATAACAATTGGTTTATTTGTTACTTTTTCTTGTCCCCCGAAAATCTTGTGAACTAATGTTTCGACTTCATAAGTAGCATCTTTCTTAGCATACGATACAAAATCCGAAAACATTTGACTCACCAACGAAAGTGTTGGGACAATTATCAGTATTTTCTTTGGAAAATAATATCGTACCAAATAATAAATGATTAATGATTTGCCCGATGCAGTAGGCGACAATAAGAGACATCTCTTTTGATCAATCGAATGGCGTATTGCAGTATTTTGATAATCCCTTAATTGAAATTCACAAAGAAATGATACTAAGAAATTATAATAATCTTCATTGGATATTCGCTCTATTGGATCATCTGTATTATCAACGAGTTCATAATTTCTATCATTTGCAAAACGTTCAACTTCTCTCTTTAGCCCATAATATATTTTACCGTTATTATTATTAAAAAGATAAACGTATCCGTCCCACTTCTTCCTGCGAAACATAGGCATGAACTGATAATTCTTCGGACGGAACCGAAAATATTGGTTCAGTTCCATCTGCACGCCAGGTTCGCACGAAAGCTGTAGATATGTTTCGTTCACCTTTATCATTGAAATCTGCACGATTACCCAAGTCCTGCAACAAATTTCCTCCAACTAATTGCATTGTTGATGTGAAAACTTCGATTTTCAATAATCGAAAGAACTGATTTCAAATAATCAACTTTGTCTTCTTGTTCATTCATTACCTTTTCAGCATTCTGTAATACCTCATCGGCCGCTACATAGTATCTTTCTAATTCGGTTTTTGAAATTCGTATATTTGCATCCGGTTGTTTTCCGTTCTTAGAAATCACCGCTTCCCATCGTTGTTGAAATAATAATTTCCAATGGGTTTTCATTTCACGAAGAGCGCGCTTTTCCTTCGTGTATGTTTGGAGATATTTGGCGTGGATGTTTGGTATTTTTAATGACTCACCATCTAAGTCTTGATCGTCAATATGAGAATCCTCTTCCCACATCTCCATAATATTTTCAAGTATCATAATGTTTTCAGTTGTTCAATAAATTCTTTATCTCGTAGTTTACATAACGGAACGATGCTTGAGCCGTAAAATATTCCACATCACCGGCTGCACTATCAAATTCTAATGCAGAAAGTGTGGTGGGAAAAGCATCATAAAAATGAAATTCCATTTGTGGATTCATTGCACTTGTTAGTATTGTAAGAACTATGGTTGAAACTATTCCACCTCTTGGATGTATAGTATTTGAGTTTTTGAGTAACCTGTATTTTTCATGGCCCTCTGCAAGCCCAGTTGCAATAATACGATCATAAATTTCAATCCAATTTTTCAAATGTTCATCGACAATAAATCGAATTGATAATTCTTCAAACGAAACCTTGTTCCCGGCAAAAGGCACAGTTGCATGAGGTGTCATTACATCAATGCCTTCAATTGATACGCCTGGTAGATTGACTCCTTGGCAAAACCAAGTTATATTCGGGGAATCCTCCATCGTCAGTCGAAAACTGATATTTGAAAGATAATTTAAGTTGTCTGGTACTTTGTTTGCTGCAGCCATGTTGTTTCCTCGAATGGTTCATTACTATTTATTGAGTAAATTTTCAAACTCCATGTAATTCATGTGTTTCCCGACATGATATATTTTGTTGCCGAATTCTTCTTCTATTTCTTTATGTTGTTTAATCCAATTATTGGGGTCAATATCAGTACCTTTCATTTTTCTAAATTGAGAAGCGACTGTCTCTAAAGTTTTAGAATAACCAGATATTCCCAAATAGATATTATCAACGGAACGATCGAGGTAATAATCAAATCCAATACAATAGATAATTTCATCTGGATAATGTAAACAAGCTAATCGTAATGCAGCTGTCCCAGAAGTATACTTAGTATCTCCCCACCATTCTAATTTTTCTGTTTTTTCTTCTGGATTTATCCAATATACTACAGTAATATCACCCTCCCCAAACATAACAAATTCTTCTGTTCTTTCTTGTATTTCAACAATTTTTATATTTGACGGAAGTAATCGTTTTATCATATCATATTGTGCTCCAGGCAAACGATCAAATATTTTAAAATGACATTGATTTTTTATAGTATATCCACTCCTACAAATATCCCATGTCATTAAACCATCACCACATACTAAATGTGTTGGAGTATAATCACGAAATATTGCATTACATCCGTATGTAATTTCGTTATCTAATTGTTCTAATTTAATGATTGAACGAGATGCGCCATTACCTATTACAACTATCATGATAATTCACAAGAAAATAATAAGAAACAAAAAAAGGGAGAGGATTTCTCCCCTCCCTTTGACATCCTACAATTATGTAGGTCAAGAATTACATCAAGTT